CAGTTCCCCCATACACCTCAAACTTGCGACGTGGAGCAATACCCACAGTCCCACCCGAATACCATGCTGATGATGCGTTCAACGGATCAAAGTATCGGTCTGCTGCACGATCATCAGCAACAATGGTGCAACTAGATGAAGGGAACGGATCAAGTTGTGTGGCACGGCCACGATTGATATTAATGTTCGTCACATACTGTGTGATGTCCACAAAGTCTGTGGAACCATCCAACACAGCAAACCCATCCAACTCAGAAGTGTCAAGCACAAACTGGTTGGCAACAAAACCAACATCCAACAACACCTTGTACGTTGAACCCCACTTCGCAGCCTTAGCCATTAAAGGGTTACCTTGCCAAAGAAACTATCGGAACCATTAAGCCTTCCATACGCTTTCAACAAGTCAAAAATCTCTTGACTCAACGTAGCTGGGTCACTAATCAGACCTGCATTCACATTGATAGTAGGACTCAACCCACCAGCAGCATTCGGATTGAAACCAGTCGAATTGCCAGTCACCGTTGCAGGGATAGTTGCAGCAGCACCAGCCATCGGATTCGCAGCCACAATCTTTGGATACAACGCAGCAACCTTCCCAGCAGCCTCAATCGCATCCTTCAATGCAATGAACGCATCAGCCTCATCCTCAATCGCCTCAGTCACAGCCTCAGTCGCAGCAGCCTGGTCGATCTTCGCATCCTTCAACTGTTCAGTCAAAGTTTTGTAAGTCTCAGAATCCGTTAACGCACCACTGACCTTCTCATTCAATGTTCCCTGTGCCGTACCCAAATCAATAGTCGCTGTAGCTTGCGCATCAATCGCATCAGCACTCGACAACTTCGCCTCAGCCAAATCAATCTCAGCCTCACGAATCGCTTGAGGAGTTGACAGAGGATCAGCACGAACCTTCGCCAACGCAGCCTCAGCATCAGACACAGCAAACAACGATTGCTCAACGGCATATCCGGCACGTGTCAACCCACGCTGAGCCAACTCCAAATCCTTCGCAGCCTTCTTAGCCTCAGGAGAATCAGCACCAAACCCAGCCACAGCCTTAGCCAACGCAGCCTCAGCATCAGCCACACCCTGGTTCGCAGCCGTCAACGATTGACCAGCCTGCACCGAAGCCTTCTGCGCAGCAGTGAACGCCTTCTGTGCAGAGTTCGATGTCTTCAACGCATCCGTATAAACCTTGAGCTTGGCAGTAGCAGTCATTACAGACTTAGCCACACCACCCCCACCACCACCCCCATCAAACGTGTCTGCTGTGATCTTGCCAGTCTTGTTAAACATCCGTTCAGCCTGATCAGCACTAATAATCTCAGTCTTGAAACGATTGACCGGCATTGCGATTGAAGCAAACGACTTCTTCAATGCATCAACATCAATGGCAGAACTACCAAATGCTTTGCCCAAATCTGAAACGACAGCACTTGGATTTACCAACAAATCTATTTGAGCTTTGGCAATGTAAAATGCTCTATAGATCACGTTTGCTGCTATAGCTGCTGCAACAGCAATTTTCTCAAATACCGAGACAACTCCTGTGCCAGCATTACCAGATTCAAACAGTAACTGCTGGAATCCTGCAATCAACCCGTCCTCACCGATCACGGTGGTGATGCGTTGAACAGCAGGAGCAACCTTGTCTGTCAAGAACTTTGCAAACTTATCTAGATATGGCAACAACGCTGCACCAATCGTTTCGACAATCTCACCGAACTGTCCCCTAACAATCTTCAACCTGCCACCAAATGTGTCAGCAGCAGCCTCAGAAGCACCAGCAAACGTGGTGTTCAGAACATCAAGAACCTTGCTGAAATCTTTAGACTTGATTACGTTCTCATCAAGTGGAACACCCAACTTCTTCAACGCAGTGAAGTTGCCCATCGAGGCTTTGCCCAAACTTATGCTCACAGCCTCAAGGTCTTTGCCTGTAGCTGCCGAGATATTTTGTGCAGTTGTTAGCAGACCTGTTGCCTGGGTGTAATCACCAGTGGCACGGGTGAGGTTGCCTAACGCTGATCGAAGGTTTGTATCAGATTCCCCAGTCAAAAGTTGCTGTGCAGAAATCAACCGTTCAGTGGATTCAATCAACTGGTCACTAGCACCAAAGGTTGTTTCCAACTGCTTGGCCAATAACGCTTGCGACTTCTCATCTTCCATCGCAGCCTGAACCGCTTTACCTGCGAACGCTGCAACAGCACCGAACGCAGCTGCACCAGCAATCGCCATTGTCTTGAATGACGGCAACAAACTAGACACCTGGGTCTTCAACCCACCCATGCCATCGTTGACTTGCTTGATGCCCTTCTTGTATTGATCAGCGTCAGCAAGGAATCGAACTACGAAGGTACGTGCGCCAGCCATGCGCCAATTCTAGATGACATCCTCACAAGCCGAGCGCAAGGCACGGAAGTCAGCCAACACAGCAGACCACAATGCTTTACCTTCAAGACCGTCGTAGGTCGTTAACACTTTGCCTGCATCCCACCAAGCATCATTCATCTCAACACCAATGGTGCGTTTGCGTCGAGGCTGAGCAGACTGACGTGGTGACGCTGGTGTTGGGTTCCGTGCAGGTTCGTATTGGAAGTCGGTGTCAATGAACTTGCCTGATTGTTCGTGGAACTCGAACGGCTGATCTGGTGCATGTTGTGGAAGGTAGAAGATACGTGCAGCATCTTTGGTTGCAGGGTCACCAACAAGGTTGAGTCGTTGATGCAACTCAGCCCACACAGCACGCCACAGCCCTGCCGGTACACGCTCAGCAAGTGGCAAAACTAAGTGGTAGTGAGGGTCATCTAGTCGATGCGAATATGTGGAGTAGGCAAGATACTCGTAGCCGTCGAGGTTGGCATTGGCAAATGATTCACCGTCCATGTCAACGACCAACGCTTCAATGAATCTGATCGCAGTGTTACCGCGAGTCCTACCTGGGTAGTACTCAACAGGTGACCACAACGCACCATCAGACTTGTTGGCATTCTCCTCATGGTGCATCAAGCGTTCTTTGAGGTCATCCCAATTCGTGGCGAACGGCTTCGGCTGAACAGACTTAACTGAATCAAAATAGACAACCATGACTACCTCCCTACCTACAGGGTAGCGAAACCACAGCCAAAGTCAACGATCTTTCAGTTTCTCCAACACCCTGTCAATCGCGTTCAAATACTCCTTGGCAATGTTCTCCTTGTTCTTGCGCACAGTAGGCCAGAAGAAGTACCCAGACTTCCCACGATGACGGAGAAACTGGGTCGTCCTGCCCCCACCCTTACGCCCCATCTCAGTCCCAGCCCGAGACTTAGCCCCAGCCGTCGTCCTGTTCGATGAGCCATGTTTGCCACCACCGAACTCCGCACCAAAGAACACATCACCCCTGGTCACCTTGGTCTTGCGACTACGGTTCGGCTTCGACTTAGATACAAACCCAGACTTCTCCTGCAACTTGATTGTCGGGATACGGTCACGTTGCGCCCTCATGCCCTTCATCACTTCCAACGCCTGACGATTACGGGTCACCGATGCAGCCTCGAAGGTTGCAGCGACAACAAGCAGCTCTGCTACGCCTTGACTGGCAATACGTGCTTCTTTGTTGAAGTCAGGATATGTCTTGGCAAGATCACGAAGGAAGTCTGCAAGACCGTCAATCTGTATTGGAGCATCGCCTGCATTGAATGATCCCGCTCGACCTGCCATACACGAATACTACTTGCCGAGATGAATTGCTCTCCAACGAAGGTACGCCAACATTGTGAACAGCATTCGAGGTTCTTCTGCCAGCAACACTGATGGTGCAATTCCTGTCTCGCAAGCGAGATACGAAATTACCCAGTGGGCTGACTGGTCTCCAAAGGGACGATCACTGCGTCTGCGCCATCTCCCACTTCGAGTGCTTCAATCTCATTGCACCAAGAATCAAAGTCCAAACCTGTCTTCTTCATCCGGTGTTCTGCATGCCATCCAAGGTATGCAAGATCAGTCAATGTGAGTTCGGCTTCAAACTTGGCAACACTGCGATTGTATTTATTTTCAAACGCAATGAAGTCAGGGAACGCAGCAACGATTGTTCGTTGCTTGCCATCTAATGCACTAGTCAAACTGAGTGCGATTTTCATTCTTTACCTCCGCAGGTAAGGGTTGGAATTATTTGTATTACGCGCCAGTGCCTGTCTTAGTGATTGCACCAGAGATGGGGAAGCTGATTGACATTGTGGCCAGGTCGCCTATGGCACCTTTTATCATTTCGTGCGATGTAGGCAGGACACTAAATGCGTACTGTGGATTACTGGCCGAAGCAGCAGCAGTACCGTTCGGCTTCACTGTCATCGGTACAGCAGTACCAGCAGTGAACGCATCGAAGAACAACTTCTCAATCGTTGGGTA